ACGGTACGGGTCGGTAACTACACTCGGATCGGCAAGCAGGGCTTCAAGGTATCTGGCACCGCCACCGCCTTGAACCTCGCAGGCCGCCAGAAGGAGTACGCCTACCAAGCACTGCAGGCCGGTAAGGAGCTGAAGCGCGATCTGGAGATGGCCCTTCTGGGTACTCAGGCTCGCGACCCCGGTTCTAGCTCGAAGGCTCGTCAGCTTTGTGGCGTTGGTGGCTGGATCAGCACCAACACTGTCGGTGACGCCACGTTCCCGACGGACCCAGACGGCTCTGGCGGCTTCGCTGCCGGCGCTGGCGCGTCGTTTACGCAGGCTGACTTCGACTCCCTGCTGCAGGCTATCTGGGAGGCGGGCGGCGAACCTGACCGCGTTTACCTGAGCGCTGACCTGATGGCTGCGTGTGTGGCAGAGCTGGAGGGTAACAATAACCAGCGAAACCAAGTGTCTCCGACCAGCGTTAGCAATAACGTAGTTCGGTACTCCACACCTTGGGGCGAGATCAGCTTTATCCCTGATCGCTTCATGCCCGCTGGCTCGATCTACGTCGTAGACTCAAGCAAGTGGAAGGTCGCGACGCTGCGTGGTTGGCGACAAGAGAAGCTGGCCAAGACCGGTGACTCAATGCACGGCCAGATCGTTGGTGAGCACACTCTGGTGTCTCTCAACGAGGCTGCAAGCGGTCACATGGCTACTTACACAGCCTAAGCGGCAACCAATACGCCCTCCCTTCGGGGAGGGCTTTTTAACGCCTAACGTGAGTAAAGGACTACCAAAGTGAAGATATCAGGCGAGTTAAAGATTCAGGACGGGAAGCTGCTCCACATTGAGAAGTTTTCCGACAACGCGGCCTACAGCGCCGCGGAGCAGGCCCGTGCCATTAAGAAGCACAAGGGCGGCAAGCTCCTCGACTTTGTCAGCGGGGAGTCAACACCACAGTACAGCTACCCTCTGTGGCTGGAGCAAATGTGGGCGCAGAGATGGGGTCTGAGAATGGACGACCCAGCGCTGGAGGATGTGATTCAAATCGAATTGAACAGCGGCGAGTACGAGCGCTTTAGGATTTAAGGTATGGGATTGCTAGGCGGGGCAACATCACTTGTCGAGCTGATCGTTAAGAAGTTCGGCGACGACATCGACGGCGCCACTCAGGAGCTTGTCCGTATGGGCGGCTTCCCCGAGTCTGTTGCTAGGAGAATTGCCACTGGCGAGCTGCCTATGGACGCTGAGAGCGTTGCTAGGAGGGCTGACGAGCAGGGGTATGATGCATCAAGCCTCCTGTATCACGGTACGGAGGAAGGCGTAACTGATTTTTCCCCTAGCGCTGGCGGCGAGCTGGGCGGCGGCGTCTACGTTACCAAAGACCCAACTCAGGCAAGCGAATATGCTCGCAAGCAGTACGGCGGCCCATACCAAGACGGGGCCAACGTAATTCCCGTTTACTCAAAGCCCTTGAAGCAAACCGAAAGGGATGATTGGGTAAAATCTCGCAGTGAAAATATGGGCAGGCTAAGAGAAGAGAATAATGGGGAGTGGGAAGCTAGATTTGCAAGAGAAGCCGAGCGAGAGATCGCTGATGACGTTTCTGCTGAAGGCTATGGCGGGATATACCTAAACAACCCAATAGGCGAAAGATCGCTCATGTACGATCAAGGGGTTATTTATGACCCCAACAACATCCGCTCTCCCAACGCCGCATTCGACCCCGAGTACAAAGGCAGCAACATAATGGGCAACGCCACGGTGCCGATGCTTGGAGGGACAGCCGCTATTACTGCCGCAGGGCTGGCCGCGCCTGCTTTAATGAAGGATGGAGTTTTCCAGCACACGGCGTCCGAGACGCCGATCGTGGAGAGGAAGAAGCCGGTACGCAACCAGTCAGGATTGCTGGAGTCTGTTACCGACTTTGGGGATGAGGTGTTCAAGAGTGTGCGCCACGCGGCTGGTCCGCTGGCTGACGTGTTCATGCCCTACGAGGGCGTGAATAACTATCTCAAGACCGTGAACGACTACGACAAGCAGCCGACGTGGTGGGATAGGCTGGGCATACTGGACTTCTAGTGTTCCCACGGCTGTTCCCACGGGAGTAAAAAAAAAGGCTACTCTCTGGGTCCACTTCCATGTGGTACCGCTTGAGTTTGTTATGGCTCCGCCTGCTGGGCTCGAACCAGCGACCCACTGATTAACAGCAAGCTGTCCTTGAGCAACAAACCAAGCAATATCGCCAGATTTCACCTTTGACTGTTCCCACGGATCGCATATTTCGATTAGATTCTATGCGGTTTCCGTGGTGTTGTTCCCACGTTAGCAGGTGGCCTCGACCTCCTGCAACTTTCTTACATACACCTTTCGCATATTCGGGCTGCGGTGACCGCCAAAGTTATCCTTGTGGTCACTAATTCCCTTTGCCTTGAGGTCGTGGAAGGTGAAGCGCTCTATGCCCACCTTATCCATCTTTTCCTGCAAGCGCCTCCATGCGCTCCTGAAGGCGTGCTGTGAGTAGCGGTGCGCTATGTACCCGTCGGTGCCAGATACGCGCACGGCGTCCCTGAGTCGATCCGATAGCAGGGTCAGCTCACCCTCCGATCCCTTTACCCTGTCCAGCGTAACGTGCGTGTCCGAGACATCTCTCTCGTGTAGCGCCTTTACCTCAGACAGTCGCGCCCGCAATAAGTAGGCTAACTCCATATACTGGGCCAGCTCCTTGGGCGCCATGTCTATGACCAGCTGGTACTCGTCGTCGGTCACGTAGCGGTCGCGGGGCTTTTCTTCGTTCATGGTCACGCCCTTGCACGGGTTCTCTGGGATCTCGTGCCGCTCCTCCGCCCAGCTCCACGCGGACTTGAGCACGGCGATGTGCCTGTTGGCCGCTATGGGGCTCGGGTACGTGTCCAGATAAGAGCGTATGGTGCGCTTGCTGACCATTGACAGGTCCGCGTCACCGAACAGGCCCTTGCCCACCGGCATGGAGTTTATTGCCTCCATGGCCTTGCGGTAGTCGCGCTGGGTCTTATCCTTGAGTCTCTTGAACTTGTCGCCGTCGGCGTACAGTGAGAGCAGCCAGCGGACCGTATTGCGCGGCCCCTCCTGCAGCTCCTCGTACCTTGCCCACACCTCAGACATTGGCGCGTCTGCCGGCGCGAGGTAGAACGACTTCCCCCATTTGATCTTGCCGTCCACCCTTCCGAGGTAGGGCTTGTAGCGATACCCGACCTTGTTAAGTGAAACGTATCTCGGTAGTGCTTTCCTTTCGCTCATCCGTGAGGTCCTCTTTAAGTAAGTCGTGCGTGGTGCGGGGCCTTCCGTCCCCGCCCAGAACGAATCGTATACGATTCTCCCTCAGAAACGAAACCACCTTACTGATCTGCTTGTACCCGCTAAGGGCCTGCAGGTCCTCATACTCAACTACAGACACTGCTAAGCTCCAGCAGGCTGTAGATCATTACAAAGCCGATAACTACTCCAAGCGTGTAAATGCCGTAGGTGTTGAACCTACGGAACACTCGCGTATCTTTATTTGCCATATACACTCCTTAAATGAAAAGGGGCCTTGCGGCCCCGTGCGTTTATGATTGCTCAGAAGGGCAAATCTTCCTTTGGCGCTGGCGCTGGTGCCTGTGCGGCCCTTGGCGCTCCCTCCTCGTCGACATCGAACACCTGAACCCAGCCGTCGAATTCACCGACGGGCATACTGTCCAGCTTGATCTTGGTCTTTTGACCGTCGCTCAGGATGTGGCCAATGTTCAGCCACGAGGTTTTCTCTTGACCGTCCTTCTGGTAGGTCCCGTTCGGTACTACTAATCGCTTGATGCGCTTCATGCGGCACTCCTTGCCTGTTTAACAAACTCTTGCTCTGCCGGTGACAGCCGGCCCCATACTGCCTGCCGCTCATAGGTAGACAGCTCACCAATGGTCTCCTCAAGAAGGGAGACATCCTTCGCCGACGTTGCATCGGTTATTGCGGCAGCGACCTCATCGAGGAAGCTGTCCGCGACCTTTAACAGGGCCCGCCACTCGTTCTTGAAGGCAGACTTGCGTCCAGCCGGGGCATCGTTAAAGGTGTCGACACGCTCCTGCTCAGAGAGTGTCTTGTGGACGAACTCGTGAAAGCCCATCGAATCCTGTGCGGTTATTAACTGCTCCGCCTTCTCGTAATTAGATTGCGCCACGACCTGCTTCAGGCCGTCACCCAAGTACAGGCTGATGCCCACGCCAAACAGCGCGCAGCATTTCACCAGCGCCCTCTGCTGGGCGTCCGAGATGGCCCTGCTGTCTGGGTTCTTGATGGCGCGGTTGCGGTTATCCATGACCGGGAGCGTCTGCTCCATGGTCTTGTTGTCTATCGTGACCACGGCCTTCACCATCACCGACTCGTCTGGGTACCAGACCGGCTCGGTGTAGTAGAAGTTGGCCTCCGGGTCGTGCTCAGACACCAAATTCCAGCAATAGGCCCACGATAAGTACGACAGACCTCCCTTTTGCTCAACGCCAGCAGACACATCCTGCCGGCTTAACTTTATGTAGCGATTCTCTTTTTCCATCTAGCCTCCTTGCACTTCTTCAAAGATCAACTTGTCCAGATACCACTTGGCTTTCCGAAGGTCCTCCACGCCGTTCTTGTAGCGCCACCTGTGCATGTAC